TCTTCTAGTAGGTTCTCATAGATTTCACGTGATTTTTCTACCACGATTTCGTGGAAAAGTTCTTCAGCACCTTCTTTATCTTCGTTGATTAGGCGCTCAAGCATTTCTTCAAATTTCTTTAGATCTGCCATTGGTTTTCTCCTATAATGTTTTACCTATGGTAAGGCTGTCATTAATATTTAACAAAACGGGGGAAAAGTACATAGAAATAGGCTCAAAACGAGCCATTTTGTGAAAATGTCAAGATAAGTTGAACATTTTTTGGAAATCTTCAATCAAAATATGTGTTAAATTGTTAAATTTATTTAGTTCCTCAGGAATGTAATTATCAGCTGTTATAACTCTATAGTATTGTATTTGCGGATTTTCTTTTACTACAGAGCATGTTTGTCTAAGCCAATTTCCAAAGAATGTAGCGCCATCTGTTGATTTTTTATAGTTTGCTGTGTCAGCATACAAATTATTTAATAACTTGCCATCTTTAAGTCCACGATAATCAAATCCAAGTATAAAAACTTTATCATATCCGTGTTGACTAGCTAACCAAAGTGCGGTTGGTCCACTACTCCAACCTTTGCTAGGTTTAAAATAATTAAAATTTTGCATCCTTGCATAAGTTTTGTTAGGATTAGTCCATACCTCGTTATGATTTTGATAGCCTGCTTTGTTTATTTCAAGTATCATTTTAACATCCACAGCCACAAGATAATCAGGTGCAAACGTTCTATATAGAGCATTACATCCGTATACTTTACCGTGGTCTCTGAGAGATGTTAGAGCAATCGTTTTACGACTAGTGCCATTGCCTAAAACAAATGCTGTATTATAATTTTTATTAAAATTGGGCTTAGTTTGTGGTGGAGATTCTTTTAATTTGTCAAGACGGCGTTGTTCTCTTACAATGCGCCATTCGGATTTGGTGTATTGTGATTTATCAACTTTAGCCATTATACCCCTGCGGCAGCTGCTCCTGCTAATCCATACATTTGTCTAACAAATTCAAGTTCATTTGCTTGTTCTTTTGTATGTACCTCAGCAGCTTTACGAGCACGATTTATCTGGCGCAGTGTAAGTCTAGTTTTTCTAGTATCGTCAGTGTCAACAATAGACTGGTCATACTGAGGTTCGTACTGATCATTCTCAGTAGGTTCCAGCGAATCCTTATCGTAGTAAAATAACTCTCTCAGTATCATATTATTATTTATTCTTTTATATAGTTTGTTCGCCTGCCGGAGGAGCTGCTGCGGCTATATCTTGATCTGTAGCTGTTTCAGGAGGAGTGCCTTCACCGCCTTGTTCTGGTTCTGGTGTTTCGCCACTTACATCTTCTGCACCGCCAAGATCTGCTCCTAGTCCTGCACTACTTATTCCTGCGCTACGCATTTCTCCAGCGGTGTCGCCTTGTGGAGCACTCAGTGCTTCGTCGTTTTCTTCTCTCCATAGTCTTTCATTTTCTGCTATTTCTTCAGCTGAAAGTCCAAGGAATCTTTTTAGTGCGAATCTATTTGACATGAACGGTATTGCTTGTATTTGACCAAAACTCGGTATTCTTGCATTGTCAAGTTCACTTTGTCTATACGCGGCAAAGTTTTGCGGTGCTTGGAAATCAAGATCAAACATTGCTGTATCTACATTCACACCTTTTTCTAACAAGTAACGTTTAAAATCGTTATTGAAAGATTCTGTTATTAAACCTTGCAAGCGTTCACAATAATTATTAAACCTTAATTCTTGAATGTATGCTGTGCCAACTCGTCCGTCTTGGAATGAAGTTGCTCCATCATCAGCTCCTGTAGGGAGATAACTGGAAGGTATTCGTAAGCCGCGTACGAGCTTATTAGTAAAATATCTAAGATCATCTATTTCTCCTAGGTTAGTGCCTCCTGGCAATGTTTCAACTTTAGAGCCTCTACCTTCTGCGGTCTGTGGGAAAAAGTAGTCTTCGTTAATTGACAGAGGATTATAACTAGAGTCTATGACATTCTGACCGCCTCCTGTCGCCGATGGGATACGTCTTTGGTGTATTTCCGTTTTCACACGTTCCACAAATTGCATAGCAAGGTGTGATGGCATGTTGCCCACATCAACGTAGAATACTCTGCGCTCTGGCGCACGTTGTACTCGATAGATAATAATCGCATCTTCAAGCAATTCTTTTTGTTTGTAAACTTTGAAAATACTTTCTAATAGACTATTACCAAAAGGATAATTTTGATCTAAGCCTTCTGACAAGCTTAGATGTAAAACATGTTCTGCGTCAATGGCTGTTTCGCCTTCTTGGACGTTAAATCTAGAGCCGCTTTGTGTAGGACTATTGCCTATCATTCCTTGGCCGCTACCTGTAAAGTAGCCAGTCTGGGGATTGCCGCCACCATGAATATTATTATTGGTTTGATAGGGTGTAGTAGCTACCAAATCTCTGCAATTTAAATTAAAATCTTTAATAATATATTGTTCTGGTCTTTTGCCTTCACTTTCGTTTACAATAATACGAACTACATTTGCAGGATCAACATAAAACCATTTTTTAGTTTCTGGATCTCTGATAAAAAATGCATCACCATATTTAAAGGTATTACGAAAAATACGGAACATTCTAGTTTCAAACTTTTGAAGTTTAGTCCATTGTTTTAGATATTGACCTAGAATTGTAACTTCTGAATTTGTTGCTTTTTTATTGAATCTAAATTTAAAGTTTGTGCCATTTTGATCATTGATTTGTGTACAAAACTCAGCAAGAATGTCTAAAGCTGCATTTACTTCGCTGTCGTTATCCATTGTGTTGTATTGGCCATAACGCTCAATACGATTGGGCGAACCAACATAAACGTCTGGTAGATAACTTGAATAGTTTGATCTAGCTGGTCCTGGACGAGCACCGCTAGCCGCGCCATTTATAGGACTATATGACCCGTTAGGATTATTGCCTGTAGGCACTGGTGTAAAGTATTTTTTCCAACTCATCTATAATCCTCTCAAACATTTCCTGTCATATATTTCGTATTTCTTTGTATTCGTTCGTTGCTGTCAGCTGTATTCTTAGAATGTGCTACTAATTGTTCTAAATGCGGTCTTAATGAAGAAGTAAGAGCCTCTTCTAAAGGACCTCTCATTCGAATTGATATTTGTCTTATTTCGCTTTCAAGCGATGTAGTATCTATAGTTGTATTTGTATTAGCCGTCATTGTTTCGCGAACAGATCTCATAATACTATTTAAGTTTCCTTGCATAACAGACAGTTGATCCTGGCCTACTATACCACTTGACAGTATAGCATCTACGGTTTTATCAGTTTGTATTGAATTTATATTACCTAGTATTGCTCTTGCAAGGCCGCCTGCTGAATTCTGTACTACATCGCCCATTTGTCTAGGAGTTAGTACTGCTTCTATATTATGCAAAGGCACTAAACTTTCTGTACCAAAGTTTCTAAACAGTCTACCAGCGGTACCCAATGTACCTATACTTTGACCATCATCTTCTTCAGGAATCGGCGTTCTATTTAAAATAGTAATATCGGCATTTGTAATTGTAAAGTCCGCTGAATCTAAATCATTTAATCTTGCTCTACGTACTTCATTATTAATTCTGTCTATAATGTCCTCGATTTCTGCTTGTATTGCAGGTCTGTCAGTGGGAGAAGCTTCAGCAAATCTTTCAGCAGCGCCGCTAAGTTCAGCTTCTAGAGCCGCGGCTTGTTCTGTGTTTACACCAGATATATCATTAATTGCTCTGTTTATTTGAGCAGTAAATGTTGAGCCTAATCCAGCTACTTGCCCTTGTAGAAAGGCAGATACCTTTTCAAGATCAGTGGTGATATTTTCATTAACTTGTCGTGCTGCACCAACAATATCGTCACCAAATCTTACAATTTGTCCTTCTAAAGTGCCATACACTAAATCAAATTCTTGTTGTCTAGCTTGGTTTCTGGCTCTTTCAAGTTCTATTTGTGAATCAATAAATGTATTGTATACAGTTCTAGTATCTGTTAACGCAGAGTCAAGTCGCTCTTGATATTGTCGATCTCTTGCTGCTGCACCTTCTTCAGCGGTTCCGCCTTCAGTACCTTGGCGAAGGCGATTAAGCTGTATTGCCGCAGCTTCTCTTTGTTCTTCAGCTACTCTTGCAAACGGTGTGTCTAAATCTCTAAATCTACCAAGAGTTACTGCAAGTTCTGAATCTACTAGCGTTGCTGCTTCAGCATTCAGAATTCTTAGCATTCCTTGTAATTCTTCTTTAGTTGTAGTTGGATCACGTAATGCTCGACGCATTTCCTCCATTGTATCGGCCATTTCTGGCAGAGCAAGTAATAGATCAGTGCCCTCACGGTCGGGTACAGCATTGGTCAGCACATCTTGTAGAAGAAGACCAAATGTTCTGCCTTGCGTAGCAGTAAATTCACCTACCATGTTTGCAAGTTCTGGTCGCATAGCTTCTGGTAGATCTCTTGCGGTTAGCATCAATTCGCCTCTTCCGGCAACTTCCCTCATTTCTTTATCAAGTTCGTCACGCTGTCTGCCTGTAAGCGTTGCTAATTCGTCTAGTGTTTGAGCATATTCTTGGGCAGCTAGGTTTCGTTCTCTCTCACTTCTACGCGATGTAACGCCAGCAAATGCCAGTTGCTGCTCGTAACTCATAAAAGTTTCTATTATTTCATCGGTTTCAAATCCAAGGCGACTAAGATTTCTTTCAATATCTTTACTCTGTCCATTTAATAAGTCATTTAATTGCCTAGTAAATGTTGTTAAGCCACTGTCAACACTAGTACCCAATGTAGCAAGTGCTTCAGAATTTTTACCTGCAAAAATAGCCATTTGTTCTAGATTCATTCTAGCATTAATTGCTGTTTGAGACATAGTTCTAATATTACTATTAAAATTTAAACCTATGTCAGAAAACTGTCTAAGAGTTTGTGCTCTAGCTTCAGCAACTCGTGTGAATTCCGCTAGTGCTGTACCTAGTTGACCAAACTGGTCAACAACACCGGATATAGTTGTTGGAAGGTTAGTTATTATACCTGTTGTAAATGTTTGGTCAGCTCGGCGAGCAGCAGCCGTGAGGTCATCTAAAGCAGTGCTAGTTTTTCTTGCACTTTCAGCTGCGCCTGCGTCTGCTTGATCGCGATCTTCACTCAATTATAAAAATTCCTGTTGTTCGAGTTTATAAATATATTGCATAATATTTATCCATAGGAATAACAATGAATCCACAAACGAGCAGTCCATTATCAAAATATAAAAGACAACCTAAGTTGTATATATCGTTGCCAAGTGGCGGTCAATGGTATGCAAAAACTAATTTAGAATCTGCAGACGAATTAGAAGTTTATAGCATGACCGCAGCAGATGAAATTAATCTAAAAACACCTGACGGGTTGTACTCTGGAAAAGTTGTAACGAAAGTAATTGAAAACTGTATTCCTGGTATAAAAGACGCTTGGTTAATTCCTGCAAGAGATTTTGACTATATAATGGCGGCAATTCGGCTTGCTAGTTATGGAGAGAATATTCAATTGTCGTCGTCTTGCCCAAAATGTAATAATGATGATTCATATCAAATTAATATACAAAACATTCTTACTCATATTGAATCAGCTGAATTTCAAACTGAAGTAAGTGTAGAAGGATTTTTTATTCGAATAAGACCATTGTACTATAAAGAAACAACTGAGTTACAAAAAACAAATACATTTGTTCAAAGAGCATTATATATAACAATTCCTAAAATTACCGACGAAAAGGAAAAAGAAGAAACTATTGAACATTTGTACGAACAAATTAACAGTGCTACACAAGATGCCGTTTGTACATGTGTTACCGAAATAGTAACACCAGATGGCGATAGTGAGACTAATCCTGCATTTATTAAAGAATTTCTTTTAAACAGCGATCCGACATTCTTTAATGCTGTTGAAGAAACTTATAAGAAAAACAATCAATCACTAGCTCTACCTAAATCAGAAGTAGAATGCAGTGAATGTCAAGAAACTTATAGCATTTCAACTAACTTGGATTATGCAAATTTTTTCGGCAACGGCTAGTTCTAATGTCTGACGACGAAGTTAATGAACTAGCCAAAACATTTGAAACTGAAATTAAATTACTAAAGAAAAATTTATATAAACTATCTTGGTATATGCGAGGCGGGGTTGACTATCACAATCTTTTGGTTGAAACTGATTTAGAAGATATCGAAGTTATGAATAAAGTAATTGAAGACAATATAGAAACAGTTAAGAAAACTAAAATGCCTCTACTTTAATTGGCAGGTTGCCAACTATCTAATCCTAAGTCTTGCGCACTCGCACCGCTATCTGGAGCTGGCGTAGGTCTTTCAACTTCTCCTGTTCCCATGTCAGGAATATTAGATGCTTGTCCGCGTTGTGTAGCACTCAGTGCCGGATCATTCATTATACCTTCTCTGGCCGTATTTATAGCATTGGCTGTTTCAGGGGCACCTAGTGCCTTAGCAACTTGTGCTCCTTGCTCTTGGGCCCAAATTGTAGCTGTGCCTCCAGTAAATTGTACTACATCATCTACCCAACTTAGATATACAGTTTTATCAGCAGCTAACACTAAATTTACCAAGCCTTCAAGTACAGTTTCAGCCGCACCCGATCTTATAAGAATTTCTTCAATTAACCAAAATGCTGCGGTAGTAACTAAAAATGTAATTGTAGCAGTAGCTATTCCTCCTATGCCGGCGCCAAGCACTGCACCTGCTGCCGCAGCTATACCAGTCCAGCTTGCTCTTAGAGCCGCAAAGAAAGATCTAATTGCTCGCCTACTTTGTTGATTGAAGATAGCTTTACTCCAATACTGAGGTCTAGGTATCATTCCTCCAGAGGCGGCCCAAAGACCTGTGTGCAATAAACCTCTAATTGGTCTTATGCCAAGAAAACTACATATAGCAGCATAATGTACTGTAAGGTAAACACCAAATGCAGTTGACAAAATACGGCCGTATATTTGAAAGTTTACTTCTTGTATTCTTTCTATTTCTTCTTCGCCAAGTGCATAAAAATCTTCTTCGGTTCTGTCAGCATCTCTTGTGCTAGGTGCAAGTTGACCTACTAGTGCTTTTGTGTAATAAAAATCTAACAAGGATTCAAAGTCGCCTTGACCTGATAAAGCGTCAGAATTTTCTATTCCTAAAGCGTCTAATAATGAGACATAATAATCAATAGATTCTTTTGTCGCATCAAGTTTAAAAAACTCAGGTAGTGTATCAGTATAGTCAACAGAGCAAAGACAATCTTGCAACCTGTCACCAGGATTTGCAGACGTTGTTCAACTACGTGATTCAGTACACGGTGAGCACAAGAAAATGAA